CGCGGAGTAACCCGCGTCCGCGTTCTGCATGATTTCACCGGCGATGGCGTCCGCGTTGACGCCGCCCGCATAGTCCACGGACTGATAATAGCGGTCCCGGAACTCTTCATCGGTTTCCCGGCCCCGCCCGCCGTCGATGGCTGCCGGGTTCGTGCAGGCGCTCACGCCGTCCATGGGGTTTGTGATTTCCTTGACCGTCTCGGCGGCCACGTTGTAGTCCGCTCCGGTCTCAACGGCCTGGACCGGCAACGTGACTTTCCCGGTATCGTCGATGCGGCCGGCGGCCAGGACTGCATACTGCAATCCGGCCACGGTGCGGACCAGGAAGCCCACGGGGATAGGAGTACCGGCGGCGCCGGGGAACTCGACGTAGCCGGACGCCTTTTGCGCGGGAAGCAGGGACAAGCCGATAGCTTTCCCCAGGTTGTAGAGGCTGGTCCCTACCGCCGTATCAACGAAACGGCTATTGTAGACATCTTCCATGAGGCTGAACAGGATGTTCAGCATCCATGCGAAAATCCGTAGGAAGATGCCCAGGGGGGACCGGACGGTCAGGTTGGCCTTGCTCCCGAACAGCTCCCGCGCCTTGTACTCGATGGCGTCCAGAAGCTCTACGTAAGTAGGCCGGTGGAAGCCGCGCTCGGTCACGCCCCATTCTTGATTGCTCATGCTGTGCTCACCTCCGTAGTGATGGTATTGCCGCTCTGGAGGCGGCCAGTCACAGAGACCTCCAGGCCCCGGCCCACAAGCTCATAGTCCACGGCGCTCACTTCGGCAACCTGTGGCTCCTGGAAGACGGCGTCCCGAATTACCTCCGGGATTTCGTCATCCTCCAGCTCGCTCCGCTTCTTGCCCATGATGCGCTCATACTCCGTGCCGTGGGTGGGGTCAAAGGGGAACTCCCCTCGGTAGACCTCCAGCGTCAGCCGGACGGCCTGGGCGGTGGTTTCATCGCCCGATATGGTCTCCAGCGCTCCGGCGTCATCGAGGATGAGGTCTCTGCTTTCGGGGTCAATTTTAAGGGTCCAGTTATCTTGCATATCTCACCCTCCGATCAGAACGTCCCCGCTGCCATCAGAGACGGCCCCGGTGCCATTGTGGGCGGCCAGGGTGTCCCCGATACGGGCGGCGGGTTTTCCGTTGATGAAGACGCTGCTGCTGCCCTGGGCGATGCTCCCTTGGCTGCTCCCGCAGCAGGCGTCATTTTCGGTTGTGGTGCTTCCGACATAGGCCGCCGGTCGCCCGTTGATGAAAACGTCCCCGGAGCACCCACCGGAGATCGTTCCCGTGATAGGGAGGGGACCGTGCGGGGTGGCGTGTCCGTTGTGCTCCCCCGCTGTGGTGCCTTGTATGGCGTCCCCTTGCCGTGCAGCTCCAGGCATAGCGCATACCTCCCTCAGTTCAGGTTGACCACGCCGCCAGTAACGGTCAGGTCCCCGGTGATGGTCACATTCCCCTTGATGTCGATGCCGCTTGGCGAGATGGACAGGTACACGCCGCCGTCGGATGTCCCCAGGCTCAGGGACCCGGCGGGGAGGCCGGATATGGAGTTGCCGCCGGTGCGGAGGCCGCCCACAAAGACAGCATCATCCCCGCTGTGCAGGCGCTCGGTGTTGGGGTCTGCCTCCGCACCTCCAGCGATAACGGCGTCACTGTCCCGGTCCAGGTAGACCACCACGCCGATGTCCCCGGCCTTGTAGACAGGACGGATGACAAAGCCGCCCCCGTAGATGGTAGCCACGGGGACGGCCAGGACCGGCGGCTTGGTCTGGAATGTGTCTTCGTCGGGATAACGGGTGATCGGCTGAACATCGACGGTCAAGGCCGCCTCGTCAAAGGCAAGGACCTTTACAACGTCCGCAACGCAAAGGCCCGCCGCGTCCGCCTGTTTCTTGGCGTCCTCATAGGCTTGCTTTCGGTTTTGTCTCGGCATGGTAAGGTCCCTCCTTTACGCCGGTTTCATTTCGATGGTGGTTTTCCAGTTGCCTTTCGGTGTGCCGGTGTGCTTCCCCTTGGCAACGATGAAGCGCCCGTTGAGGCTATGAGACTGGATGACAACTTGCTCAGCCGGTCCGATGTGGTAATTGAGCAGGCACTCACGGGTCACATAGTTGCCCTCTCCGCTCTTGGTGGCGCTGCTTTTCTGGCTGTCGCTGCCCACGGCTATGACGGTTTCCTCAACCTCATTCCCGGACAGCAGCAAGCCGCTCTGAGGGGTAAGGACAAGGCCATTTGCGATGCCCTTAGTCGGGTCATTGATGAAGACGCTCCCGTTGCGTATAAGGAACCGGCTCTTGCAGTCGTTCACCACAATGCGCTTGAGTTCGTCCTTTACCTTGCCGTTGCACACCAGCCCCCGGTCATAGACCTTGTTCGTGGCGAGGGAAAAATCCCCGATTTCAACCCCAAAGATATTGAGCAGATCGGAGACAATCTCTTTCGCCGTGCTGCCCTTGGCATAGGTCTTGGAGACCTTGGAGTTGAGCCATTGGTCCATAGCGGCGGTTGCTGAGATTTCGGTGATCCACTCGGTATTTTGGTGCTTGTGGCTGCAAGCGCTCACTTGGCCGACGAAGATAGCCCCCACGTCGCCCTCGTAGCCTGCGTTGAGGATGATAACGTCCCCGCGCTTGATACCCTTTCGGGTGCTCTCAGACAGGTTGTAGGCTTTGAATTTGGCCGTCTGGATGGTGTCGCTGTCCTCAAAGGGGACCTCAAACTCAAAGTACAGATTGTCCATACTGTACTTCTTGCTCCCAATCTGGAGACTGGCCTCTCTCATCCAGAAGCTCATTCCGTTCCCTCCCTGTCGAAGAGATAGAGCTTGACCTCTTCCCCCAGGTTCTCCCACGTCACGGCGTCCACATCGTCCCCCGTGAGGCACAAGGGAATGATGACCGGCAAAGGAAAGCGCTCATCCTCAATGGGGCCGAACAGTGGCCGCCCGTAGCGGATGGGGTCTCCGTAGGCAAGCACTTCGCCGGTGGCCGTCACAGACAGGTCCAGGGTAAAGAAACCGCCGGTGTCGTTGTACCGGATGGTAAAGGAATAGGTCTTGTCGCTGAGTTTCACGGAAAAGGTGTAGGGGACCTTGCTCACGTCGATGTCGATATACTCAACCTCTTGCCCAAGGTCAATAAGCTGCATGGTCCGTTACCTCCTCCCGGTGTTGCTGGGAGTAGCGCGGGACGTTGGCCCCGCGCTACTCTTCGGCTTGCTGTTGAAGCTGTTTACATAGGACATATAGGCGCTGGATGAAATCGTGGTGGAGACGGTGGTTTTCAGGCCGTCCGCCTTAGTGCTGGAGGTTTGGGAGGAAGACTTCTGCGCCGCCTTGGTGGTTGCCTTGGGCTGTGACGCGGAGGCCGCAGCGTCCATACCGGCCATAGTAGAGGCCGTTCCACTGTCCACGGAGCTACCCAGGGTGACTTGCTTTAGGGTGGCCGTAAACGTGAAGCCCCCACGGTTCTTGGCGTCGTGGGTGCTCTGGAGCTGCTGGATGACAAGGTTGCTGATGCGGTTCCTCCCGGTGTAGGTGATGATGTCGCCGCTCTTCCACATCTTTTGCAGGGCGGCGATGGTGTCCGCGCCATTGATGGCCGTCCCGCTGATCTGGAAGCTCAACGGCTGAGTAAAAACATGGTCTTGGATATTGGAGCCGCCCTCAACCGGGTTATCGGTGATCGTGCTGCTCCGGCTCACGCTCTCGGAGGTCACTACGCCGGTAGTCAGAGGCTCGAAGCGGACCACTCCGCATTTTCTTCCCTCAAGTGTGTAGATAGTAGCACCCCCTTATGCAAAGCCAGCCTGCATAGCGCGGTCCGTGTAGTCCTGGGCCTGGGCCTCTTGGTAAAGCTCATCGAACAGGGCGCGAAGCTGCTCTTTCAGGTTGGCAACGGTGGAGCTGTCGGCATTACCCGCAATCGTGATTTGGACGCTGGGGGCAAAGCTGACGCTCCGGCTGCTTCGGTTGTTGGTCGTGTTGTTGGTGTAGGATTTCATCAGGCGGTCAGTCTGGTCCGCCGGAATGATGGCAGAGCCGCCGGGGAGGATGGCAAGCTCGCCGCCCTCTTCGTTCATCCACGTGGGACCGCTCTCAAAGTTATCCGTGCCTCCGGCGTTGTGCGGGATGCTCGCTCCTATCTGGACATTGGAGGCGTTGCTCGCTTCACGGGCCGCCGCCGTGATACGGGAAAACTGTGCGACGATGGCGTCCGTGCCTGTGGTGGCTGCGGTCTGCATGGCGCTCCAGGCCGTCTCCGCGTCGGTCTGCATGGTCCCATAGGCCGCCGTAGCGGACGCGCCCATAGCCATGAAATTTACGTCGGTTATCTCGGCGGCCTGGTTGGAGCTTTCGGTGACGGCCTCGGTGGTGGTCTCCGCTGCTCCGGTGACTTCCTCCTTGTACTGCGACGTATCGACCACAAGGGAAGTCTCCTTGCTCGCGGCGTCATCAAGGCCATTGATGGACCCGCTCAGGTCGTTTACCGCCTCTTCGCTGTCCTTGGCTCCGCCGAACAGGTTAGAGAAGAAGCCTACGACCTTGCCCACGCCGTCGGCCAGCCAGCCTACCACTTTGCCCAGGACCTCAGCGATGACGCCCAGGACATCTCCGATGACCTCAAGCACAGGGCTTACGGCCTCCAGGATGGGGGAGATCAGGCCCAGCAGTTGCGCAATGGGCGGTAGCAGCGCCTCGGCCAGCTTTTGAATGACCGGCACAAGGGGCTGAATGATGGAGGTATTTAGGGTGTTCAGGATGTCCACCAGGGGCGGCATGACGGTCTCGGCTATCATGCCTATGATGTCCGCCACAGGCGGTAGGATGGTCTGCGCCAGGTCTCCGAACACTTGCAAGAGTGGGAGGCCGGCCTCGAACACGGTCCCCAGCACGTCCGTTAGGACGGGCAACAGGGTCATGCCCAGCTCCGTGATGACCGGCATAGCCTGGGCAAGCCCGTTGCTCAGCATATCCACGAACTGCATGAGCATCGGCTCTATGGTCGGCCAGCTATCCAGGATGGTGCTGAACAGGCTTTCGATGACCGGCGTAAACCGGCTGCCAGCGTCGGCCATGAACTCGCTCCAGATGCCCTTGAGGTCTTTGGTGCTGTTCACCAGGCCGCCGGTGCTGTTGGCCGCCGATTGCTGGATTTTCTCGGTCTGCCCCAGCAGGGCATTCATGCGGACCTGGGCCAGAGTAGCATCGTCCATTTCGTCTATCTGGTCTCCCAGGCCCATTGAGAGCGCGGTATTTTTCAGGGCCACTTCATCAATGTGGATGCCGTACTCTTCGAGTGCCGCATTGTTCCCGCTGATGTAGTCCTGGACCACGCCCAGGGCCTCGGTGTCATCCATGGCAAAGGCGTTGCCAAAGTCATAGGCAAGGGACGTGGTGGCCTTGGACAGCTCTGCGGCCGCGTCCCCGGTGATGCCCATTTCCCCGTATAGGGCCTTATTGGACACCATGAAAGACTTGACCTCATCGCTGCTCCGGTGGATGGCGTCGGCGTAGTTCTCTGCCCACTCCCCGGCGTCGGTGCCTGAGAAGTTGGCCTCAAACTTCCGGCCCACATTCTCAGCGGACCCGGCTGCTTCGATGGCCGCCGCGCCCAGCTCCTTGAGCATATCAATACCGGCCTGGATTGCCTCAAAGCCGATAAAGGCGGCGAGGGCGCCCTTGATGGCCTCTTTGATTTCGCCTCCGGCCTTTTCGCCCTCATCACCCATATCATCCAGGGTAACAGTCACCGGGTAGGTGCTGACACCGTTGGAATATGTGCTCTCCAGGCTGACGTTGGTCACTGTGCCTGAGAATGTCTGTCCCTCAAAGGCGTCTGCTGAAACCTCTACCTTCTGGCCTACCTTTACTTTCTTGATATCCAGCTCGTCTATGGACATCTCAAATGTCAGGCTGGACAAATCGTATATGGTGGCCAGAACCGTGGTGCTGGAGCTGTTTTTGGTGATATTGTCTCCCACCTTGAAATTCTTGGTGATGACCTGGCCGGAGATTGGCGCCTTTATGGTGTAATTATCATAGCTGTCCTGGGTGCTGTCCAGCTTGTTCTGGGCTGATTCCACGCTTTCCTCCGCCTTGTCCAGGGCATCCTTATAGCTCTGAACCAGCTTATCCGCTGATTTGTCTGTCATCTTAAAAACAG